ATCCAATTTCGATGCTCCTTGCTCTAAAGCCCCCACCACATCTTCCCTGGTATCACCGGACAGCCACTCATCCACTGTAGAAATCTTAGGTCGTAATCCCTGAAGCTTTGCGATGGACATTGGCCGCACTTCCAAAAGCGAACCTGTGAGAAAATTCTCAATACCCTTTTTGGTGGAGGCCAATTTCATTCTCTTTGCTTTAGAACCAGTCGTATTCTGCAAAGAGCCCTCTGTCAGAAACCGGAACAATGGACCTCTCGACCTTGTAATCGCAGTGCGAAAAGGTGACATTACTTCATCCGCCTGTTTCATGGTAGGAGCTGTCGTGACTTGATGAGTCGTGGATGTGTCGATATTCAGCCCGTAGGAATGAACACAGGTGTCATACAAAGATTTAGCAGCTCCTCGCCCAACGATAAGATATTGTTTCTTCGTCAGACGCTGCTTGATTCTTTTATTCACATATCGGCCGCCATGTCCGTCAGAACTTGGCTCCCACACACTTCGTTCGACGAAGTAGTACCATCCATAAAGCTGCTCACCCCACAATTTAAACGAGTCCAGCAAATTCAAATCAGAACCGTCCGTCAATGTTAGTTCTGATTCGCAATAGGCAATCCATCCTTCGACGGCCTGGTCATCATAGTAAATACCAGGATTGGCTATTAGGTCGTCAATTCGGTTCATCTCCATAGAGATTTCTTTACAAACCGGTATCTCTCCCCTGATTACGGCATCCCGAAACATGCCGTAGTATTTGGGAACGGCAGTGTTTGATAATGCCATAATTGAATCACCTACTTGCTTGTTGCTTTCTTGATGACCGCGTCAATTCCCTTCGTCATGTACTTCGATACATAATTGGTGGCGGTCTGCTTTGCGGCATTGGTCAGCACATCCTGTACAAACTTTCTACCGACAGAAATTTCTGAACTGGTAAGCTGTTTATACTGCTTTTCCATTTGAAGACGGTTGATCTTTGAGCGGAGTTCCGAATCAGACATCTTCTTCACCTCATCATCGGAACTCGTCTTCTTTCCACTTGCTCTTGCAAGTTGTTCTGGAGTTCTTCGGACGCCCCATTTCATCCCAAGAATCCCGTGATGCTGTAGTAATGCTTCATTACTCATTTTGAATCTCCCTCCTTTGCGATATATGATGTCACTCCGTTTGCTGCGTTCCCAGTCTCGTAATACGGAACTTCTGTTACCACAATATTTCGATCCAGAACTTTATTCTCAGTATCCAGCATTTGAGATTGGAATGCTTTCGGTGTTACCCTATACTCGCCATCGTAGGACTCGTGTTCTTCGGACTTTTCTTCGTCAGTTTCCGCTGCAACATTCAGTCTCCACTCCGCCTCAGCAATCATCTTTTCCATAGACGCCATTACAGCGGAACTCAAAGGCGGATCGAACAGGAGCTTTACCTTCATCTGCATATACGACTTTACCAATTGCAACTTTGACTCGTCAGAAATGAATTCTTTCCATGTAGCACTTTTATCCTGAACAGAGAATCCAGATGGTGGACCAACACCAAGTTGCGTCAAGATCATAAATACTGAATTGATATGTATGATAAGATCTGAATCAAAGTGCTCATACTCTTCTGTAATACCCAGCATCTTTTTAATTGATGTCAGTATGCTTTCCATAATCGCTATAACCTCCTCTCCATCAATGTTTCCAGGGACATGTATCGTTTCTGCTTCGAACAATAGGTTCTGTGACAAGAAGACTTTCATCTCCATAGTGAATGGCATTATGTGTTGTAAGAATTGTTGAGATGAGAAATTCTGGATTTAAAAGAAAATCGCTTCTCTTTAAAATATCCTCCACGGAAATCGGATTCATATGGTGAATCAATATCTTCCCACATATCTCACGACCTTCTATTCCGAGGTCACATCCGTTATCTCTCACAATCACAAAATCACGAACTGACTTCCACTCCATAGACCGATAGAAAATCTGATTCAGATATCGGTCAAACCCAAACGTGTCTGCCCCGATGACTCCGCCCAAACGAAGATACTCGTATCGTTCTTTAAAAGTCTTCAATTTTGATAATTCCGAATATGTCCTAATCATCATCGTTACCCTGTCCACTGTATATACGAAACGCATTGATGGCGTCCTTATAGAGATCTTTAATCTCATCTGTGGAGTCAATAGCTCTTACTTTTGCCCGCAACAGATTGTTCTCTTCCTCCAGTCTCTCCCTCTCAAGCTTCTCTCTGGAAGAGCCCAGTTTTAAATAGTGAGTAATGACCTGAGAAGAAGCAGTCCCTTCCAGCAATTGTCTTTCAGCCAGGTCAACAGCCAGAGAAATCATCTGAAGTTCCCTTGCTTCCGGAGTCAAAGCAGGACGAATCTTTTTGGAAGAACCCATCGATTTAGAACTCTTTACTTTTCTAGCCATTTACTGCCTCCTTCCCGTCTGTTCTTCAATAGTTTCATAAAAGTTTTCCGGCAGTATTTAAAAGAACCCACAAGGCTGACTGAAACTTTTTTACCGAAAGGAGAAAAAAGAGTAAAAAGAACCACAGCTTATTACTTAGCCAACCTTATGAGCTCTGTTAAATACTGCCGGAAGGTAAAAACATTCTCCGAAAAATACCCCCGGGGAATTTTTAAAGACCGCCGCGATGACGGAGGGGGTGCGATTTTTGCTGCCCCCCCCCCTATACCATCTGATACCTAGACAGCCACCGCATCTCGCGTAACTTTTTTGTAAATATTTCGGAAATCGTATTTTACAATCTCGTCAATTGCTCGTTCAACTTCCAAGTCATTCTCTTCATCAGAGAGTTGGTCCGATGTTCTGGCAATTCTACCAAGATACGAACATGAATGATAACCTTTTTCCTCATCAAACAGTAACCATGAAGTGAACTGTTCAAATGGATCAAAAGGATTGTCAATGGTTGTAAGCATACACTTCTTCGCCATTTACTTTGTTCACTCCCTTCCATTCAGATACTTCGACACAGTAGAACTGGAAACACCCAAAGCTGCTGCTATCTCAGCAGTGCTATAGCCAGAAGCATTCAGCGCCGCAATACGATTTACTTTGGCAGAGCTAAGGGTTGTTGTTGCACGAGGGGTAGCTCTCTGTCTGACTGTATCAATGTTTGTATTGTTGAGGATCTGAGTAAGCTTGTTCTCGCTGATAGCGCCGGCTTGAATCGCTTCCCACTC